CCAATAGTAATAAAACTCGGTGAGGGTTTGCTTATCATAGCTTTCGGAGAACTCAAATACTTTTGTCTTGAATAAGGCTCGGCGTTGTTGCAACAGTTCTTTTTTTCTTTCTAACAAACTTTCTTTTTTCGGGATAGTTTTTTTATTTGTTTCCTTTCTTTGTTTATTCATTTCTTTATTTATTGTTGAACGCTTGCCGGACGGCTGTTCAACAGGTGTTGGTTCAGGCGGGTGAGATTGAGAACGGCGTTTTTCGGCTGAGGCTAATCCGGCCTTCCTCTTAAGTTCAATGATCTCATCCTTTTTCCCCATCCTTTTCAGGAAGCTTTCACTCCAAAAATAGTCCTTGTCATTTGAGAACAGTTCGAATACCTTAACACAGTCATTAAGGAAGCCTCTGAGAAAGTTCATATCCTTTCCTATCTCATCACAAACGCCCTCTAAAACATACTCTTTTTTTGATAGCTTATAGTTCTCCTGAGACCTCATTAATTCGAGGATGATCCAATAAATACCGTAGCCCTCAATCCCGTATCTTTTGATAAGGGCTTTAATCTTCAGGTCATTGCGTGCGTCTCCGTCGTGTGAAAAATACAGGCTGTCTTTCATGGTCGTGGTTGTGGTTTATTAAGATAAACATAATTGTTAAATTATGCAAGAAAGAGGGGGTAATTCCCCCTCTCACTTTATCAAAAACCTACGACTTGCGACCCCTTCATAAATGTACTGCTCATACAGCTCGGGGTGATCATTCTTGAAGCTCTCCTTATTAAACAGGGTTGGTGCAGAGGCGGTCTTCCATGTTATGATAGGCTTCGGACCGTTCATTACGGCCTCAGCATCCCTCATCACTAATTTGATGCTGTCAATCATTTCCTGTTCCTTCTCTGTCTTCTCCTTAATTTCAGCCCGTAAAAGCTTCAGTTGTTCATGCACTCCTATCAGTTCGGGGGTGGCCTGTATGACATTGCCGGCGGTATGGTATTTATACCGGTATTCAACATCTGAGGCGGTAAGCGGGTCGGGCGGTGTATCCTTCTCTATGTGATCTTTCCAAAACTTAGCCACCGCCTCTATCATGTAGTTCCAAAAATCGGCGTCAAATTCAAACTCCTTAAACTTGAAGTCCAATCCCCTCTCCAACCATGCGACCGCTCCGCCCGTCATGCCAACCACTCCGAGATACCATTGCAGTTGACAGAACCACTCATCCGGCACATCTTCAATAACGCTCTGAGTGGTCTTACATTCAAGAACCCGTTTCCCAACGCTCCCAGGGGTTACATATATTCTGTCCGGCATCCCTATCGCAAACTGATGTTCAGGATGTTGGTAAACCTTCTGCTTGGCAGAGCTTTTGATTATCCGATATTGTGTTTCGGCCTCAAAAAACTGTGCTACCGCACCTTCAAGGATGGTTCCCGCCCTTGTGTACTTATTGTCAACGGGGAACGTTTCACGTCCGGTCTTGGTCAGCCACACCTTATAGGGTGAACTGTAACTGCTCAGTCCGAGTATTGCCGCTACCTCAGAACCGCCAATCCCTCGCAGTCTTTTGTTTGTTATCTCAGGGGTGAAGCTCATAACAGTTTCCCTTCCTCTGATTGTGGCGGCCTAGGCTGTTCAGCCTTCCTTCGCTTGGCCTGAGCCTTTTCGATAGCTGACCGAACTTTGTCCTTAGTTTCACGGGCTACTCCCGCCTTGGTGTCACGGCCAAAGGCCTCAGCAACGGTGGTATCACCATCCTGTATTGCCTGAGCCAACCCTACGAGGGTTAACATTTGGGTCTCCTTAATTTGGTTGACCGTCTCAAGCTCAAGCAGGGCGAGTATCTCTGCCTCCGTCACGTTAAAGGTGTTCAGATACCCGTCAATGATTTCACGCCTCCGCTTCAGCATAAGCTGTTCGGTACTGAGGTCGCCAACTATCATTTTCTGTGCGGCCTTAAACACCCTCTGTACGGCGGTTACGGGGATTACCTGAAGGATAGCATTACGGCTCGCTATGGCGAGGGCGGCGTTACATGTAACCACGATCATGTCCTCAGCAAACCGCTGACCCCTCTTGTCGGTTATCCTCCGCTTAACCTCAGTCCTTACGGCATAGTTGTTTTCAAGGTCAATGCATACTGATTGAGCAGTAACCATCGTGTCTCCGATCTCCACAATCTTGCTGTCAACCCTCAGGTTTTTATACTCCGATGCGAGGTATCGGGCGAGGTGTACGCTTGCGCCGGTGATCTCCTTGCCGGCACGGGGGAGGGAGTAAACACAGGACTGTGCGAGTTCCTTGTCCTTGCTGATCACCGCAATAACATTCTGAACCGATCTCTCAACGTTACGGGGATAGGCTTTCGCCGTCCTTACCTGAACGTCAATCTCACTCCGGTTCTGAGCCTCCGTTACGGATACGCTTTGCACCTCAACGGCTTCAATGATTTCATTTTCCATTTGATAGGTTTTAACTGTTAATAATAGCGTCCCAATCTTTTCGTGCGGTCAGTAAGCTATAAAGAGTATTTACCCTTTCAGCCTTACATCCCCTGAGCAAGTCAACGCCTGTAATCCGGACATAGATTGCAGAAAGCTCAGATGTTGTTTTTCGCCTAAGGCGATCTTTGATTTTGGGTTTTGTCATGCTTATAATGGTTAAGTTTCACTTTGCGAATGATTACATTCTTGTAATAGAAAGCCTCATTTTTTGCAATGAAGAACCTTCGTATTGTGTGATACAGGGCTTCTATGCCCTCGGAGGCAAGTAACCATTTAAGGCTTGTATAAGCCTCAACAGTTTTGTCAGCCCATCCTGAGGCGTCGGGGTCTCGGATGTTGCTGATCTTCTCTTTAATGTAAACCGTGTTCTGCATACTCAAAGATAATTAAATTTAACGACATTGGTTAATAAATTGCAACAAAGATGCATAAACTTATTCACCGGTTTCTGACACGTTATTCTCAGGGTCATGAAGGCCTACCCGTTTGGCATATCGTTCCTCTATGAATATGAACCGTACCCCGTCAAAATCTATGTCCTTAAAGATGCGCTTACAGGCCTCTGCCGATACAACCCAAAGCTTGCCGGTACGATAAGGATTGTCTCCTTTTTCTCCGTCCCTGACCTCACACAGCATTACTCCTTTGCGCATGGCCTCTTTACACTCGTTACACGGGCGGCGGGGATCAGCCTTACCATGAAACTTTGACATATCAGTAGAGGGTTCACCCTTCCTGTTATATCGTATTGCAAGCAGGATGTCATTATCCTTCCCGCAGTAAAAGCACTTTGTAAGTGCTACATTCATTTTCTCACCCATTTTGTATGATTATATAGGTGTCTAAATCAAATTGTTCTTTGTCCGCAAGGAACTCTATGAGCTTAATGATAGCTCCCATAATTGTTCTTGCTATTGTCAGGATCACTCCCGTATCTTTATCCATGATGACATACCGGTTAATATCCGGCGTGCCTATCATGCACCATTCTGAAAGGATGAAGGTGTTAGCGAAACGGGAGGCTCGGATTTGCCTCAAGCCGAAGAAATTCGGCTCAAGGTGTAATCCGCTTTCAATAATGAGGGTCTGACTATTCATTGACCGGCTCTTTGACAATGTATTTCTTTTCAGCTAAGGCCTTGCAGAACCCCGTCAGCTTTGGCACTTTAACAACCTCCTCAACATAGTCAATGTCGCAAGCCTCAGTATTCCCAATGATTACCTCAACAATGACTGATTGATGCCACTCATTAAGCATTTTGGGATATAGCCAAAACGTACCGTCCATTTTGTCCTTGTCTATGGTTAAGGTTGGTTCGTTATTAAACGCCCTCGCCAACCTACCTATCAGCTTATCAAACTCATCCGGCGGGAACGGTATTTCCTTACCTTCCTCATTAACCTTTGGCCTGATAGTTACTCCGGCGTGCCAATATGTCTTTTCCATTTTGAGCCGGTCAAGAGGAATAAGGTCTGCTATGTTCTGCATTACCATACGGGTAAACATCACATCCTTGGCAAAGTCCTTAACCTCCCTCAGCTTGCGCTTGTATGCGATTAAGTGTTGTTCTGTTTTCATTTGTGGTTACATATTAAGTTGATTCATGGTTTCCGGTTCTTCGGTGAACACATAGCTACCGGCGATAGCCTGAAGGTCACGCCTCCTTTCTTCGTCCTTATCCCGTGCCATTGCCGAGATTGCCTGAGACATCATAAGGTATGAGGGCTTTCCCTGTATCCCGTCATCTTCTGAGTGTTGTAACAGGATTTCCTCAACGGTCTTAACCTCAGGCTTTACGAGGCCGAGCTGTGGGAGGCGCTTTATTTCAAGGCTAAGGTTCAGCGGCTTGGCTGAGGCCTCAACTATTTGAGCTTCTTCAAACTCACGGTTACGTTCAGAGAATATCCATCTCATGCTGTCACGAACCATCAAAGCCCTGACCTCCGTTTCCTTGTTTATGGTCTCAATGGAGAACATGAATTCGTCCGACATACGACTACCAAGATGCACCTCTTTCAAGAATGATTTGCCGGTCATGCCGTTTAAACAGGCGGGGTAAAGTTTGAATGACCGCAGTTCGAGTTTCCCCGACCCGAAATCTGAGTTCCTTAGCTGAACCCCTCTTGCATAGCTCACAATCCCGTTGTTGGGGGTTTCAACGAAGATTATGTTTGGGTCAATAGCCTCAAGCCAATCCTTAGACGTTCCCTCGTATGCGCCGATCAGGGGAAGCTTTAGCTCCCGTGCCATCAGCAGGAACATCATGAATATCTCTCTTGTGTTAAGTCGCTTGTATGAGGTGCTTAACCATCCCCTTACGGTGTCGTTCACGTTCCTGAACAGGAAGCGGTTATCCCGTGCCTCCCTGTTCGTGATGTACTTATTCAGGGCGTAGGTTACGGCATCGGCCTCATACGGTTTGCCTCCCCTAATTGTGTTAGCTACCCATCCGGCAGGAACGCCGAGGCTTGCGGCGGCCTGATAACCGGCGTGATAGCTCAGGCCAAGGTTGTGAACCTTATCCGGTGCTTCCGGTATCATAACGCCGATGCCATGAGTGGAACTTTTTAGCACCGTGAACGTGATAAGCCCTGCCGGAATTACCATATCGTCAATGTGACGATTGATTAGTCTGTCTGACAGCTTTACGCTGTCGATCTCTGCCTTTTCAACAAAGGTATTCACCTTTCGTTGTAGCACTTGCTGAAGTCCTGTCGTGTCTTTCATTTACATTTATTTAGTGGCTTGCGCCGATTTCTTAATGGTTTTGTCAGGGTCAACGCCTCCGCTTACCCTTCTGAAGGCGGTCTTTGCCTGTGGGCTTACGGGGTGTACGATATATCCTTTTTCTCCTTCAGGGGTCGTGTGGGGCATTACCTCAAACCTCTGCTTTTGGTCGTTGTAGTACGCCCAAACCTTAGGGCGTATCCCAAGCGGTGAGAGCTTACTGTTCAGCTCCTCAACGCTGTCTGCCTTCACGAAAAACGGGTCATAACGCTTACTCATTTCTGCTTCCTTTCGTATGTCAGTTGGTGAATAAACTCATCCATGTACTTTACGATTTCACGCATTGCGTAGAACTCCTCAAGACCTACGGCGTTATGAAACAGTCCGGTGCTGTTCATCAGTCCGTGATAGTTCATTCTTTCGGTAGTTTGATCTCTGAATGTGGTTACCGTCTTCAGGGCGAACCGCAGGAGGTCTTTGTAGTCGGCCTCACGCTTCGAGAGGTCTTCGCCGGAGGTGTCAAGGTATTTCATTTTGCTAACGTACTTGCTTATGGTTTCCCTGAGAACCATCAGGGTGCGCCTCTTAAATACGTTCCGTGCAACCGTGCCGCCCTCCCAAGCCACTAAGTATGCGAGGTCTGCATTTTCCTTGTTGACGGCCTGTTTGAACTCGTCAATCTTCTCTGTTGTCCAAATGATCCTCATTGCGAGTATCCTGACAAACTCGGTGTAACTCCTTTCGGCGGGGCTTTGCGGCTGTGTTAAGTCTGTGGTTTTCGTTTCCATGATAATTATGCGTTTGTGGTTTTTAGTTTCATTCATACTAAAGGTAATCATTTGCGTTGAACTATGCAAATATATTGCCGTTTATTTGCACCTTGGGCGGTAATTTAGAAACGGTCTAAACAATGGCTTCCGGCGGGAGGTCTTCATTGGGGATTTCCCAAAGGTGATGGCAGTATGGATGAACGTTCACAAACTCACGCTTGGGCGGGAATAACTGAGCCATAGTTACGTCATCAGGGATGTACCGGTAACGGGCTTCCTTAATCTCATTGTAAGACGGTGAACAGTTCGGGGTGCTGATAGACAAATGCCATAGGCCGTTATCCTGAGATACCAACACTCGGCATCTCCCCATCTGATATACCTTGATGTTCATATCCGGTAACGGTTAATCAGTTGCTCAAGCTCCCGCTGAAAGTTCTGCATCTCAGTACCGGAGATGACACACAGTAAAAGTGATCCGTCTTCGGACTTGAGAGTAACCTTTGTGTCCATAAACTCACCCTTAAAGGTTTCCACCTCATACTCTGCTGTAAGGGGAATAGACCCTCCCAACGAGTAGGCAAACGTTCTGAATTTAACATCATATCCCATCGTGGCGTATTTGAAGTTCATACTTAGTTCCGAAAGGTCCGGTATAGTATCCGTCCTTAATGATCTGATCAATGATCTGCTCAATCCATTCGGGGCGCTTCCCTTTCTTAAGGTTGATCATCCTGAATGTTTCAGTAGTCATCTGACCTCCATCTGATCCGTCAGAGTAGGTCACCGTAAATCGCAAATTGTCTTTGTCCATGTGGCTTATTTTTGTGGTTAATCGAATAGTCCTAAGTCCTTCCTTTCGGCGGGGGTTCTCCTGTCAAGCTTCATGATCGGCTCGGGGTAATGCTCATGCTTAATCTCAGCCTTCACCACCGTTGCCCTGTTGTGGCGTTCCCTGTAAGACGCTCCCCGTAAAGCCGGATGCTGTTCCTGTAATAGTTGCCTCGCCCTCCGGATGCTTTCAGGGTCAGCGTAAGTTCCCTTGATGAATTCACCGGCGAAGTCCAAGAATGAGTATGCCGACCATCGGAGCTGTGGGTTCTGAATAGCCCAAACCTTCAGCATTAATAACCGGTCATTATCTTGGGTTTCCGGCGATCCGGTCAACAGTCCATAAACCGTTGCTTTGATTGATCTGATCTTGTTAATCATATTGCCTCCTTTCAAATTGTATTAACATCAGCACATTGCAGGTCACTTTCAGGTGTCCAACACTCTTTACAAAGTACGGGGTATCCGTGAGTATATAAGATTGCTTTTTCCCCCTTGTGGTGTTTTGCTTGGTTTTCTTCATCCATGAAGTAGCACCCGCACTCAGTACAACAAGTGCCATCGATCATGTCTTCTGCTATTTCTCCCATTGCGCTTTTCTTTTTATGATTTGAGGTTGTTAATTATCCATTCAGTTTCAGTCTCTTCGAGTTCCACCTTGTTAATAAGCTTTGCCTTGATGACCTCGGCTTGCGGGAAGAACTGATAACTCAGTTCGTATGGGCTTTGCTCCCATTCATGGGTCACGAAGCTTTTAAGGATTTCCTTCAGCTTCTCGGTCATCAGGTTGTTCTCTGCCTCATATTCTTGAAGCTCGCTTTTTAGTCTTTCATTGGCAACTATTAGTCTGTTCCATTCAGTTTCTAATTCGCTGCATCTGCTTTCGAGATCACGTTGTTTGTTCAGGTCTGTCGTTCCGAGCATCAGCGTGAAGTCATTTTTGATGTTTTTGATCATGGCCTCAACGTCTGCTTCAGTAAACCAATCTGCGAAGTAGCCGTTTCCGGCGGCGAGCTTTTCTATTAGGCGAATTTCTTCGGCCTTACTTAGGCTCTTTTCGGTGTTTGTCGGTGTGCTCATGGTGTGTGGTTTTTGTGGTGTTTATCTTGTTTACAGTATAAAGATAACTCATTCACTTGAATTGCGCAAATAAAATACAATGTATTTGCAGTACGGGGTGTAATTTAGAGTTGGTCTAAATAAGAAAAGGGAGTATTTCGATTTTCTAACCCGCTCCCCATGTTCGGTAAATAGCCTTTCCTCCGTCTGATCAGGTATGCGGAAAACCACAACCGCAATCCTTCTCCTAATGGTTACTCAGCACGATCTTAATTAGGGTTAAGCCTTATCCGGTCAATGATCGTGAAGACCTTATATTCTGAAGGGTCACCTTCATCAACTATGCGGATCGTTATGATCCTCTCAGGATAGCTCACCTCCCTGTATATTTTGAAATGCCGGTTGTTTATGACATGGGATGTAATCTTGTCCTCTGTCCTTATGTATATTGCTTTTGCCATTTCGTTAAGCTTTTGAGTATCCTTCTTCATCAAGTGAGCCTATGGCCTGATCTGATATTACGAAAGCCTTTCCTTCATCAACGTATTTTCGTGCCTGAAGATACGGTATTCGGGTCAAAAGTATTCCGTTTACCCAATACTGAACATGGGCTGTCTTAACGTTTGATGAGTCCAACTGCCATTCTTTTGGCCGGTACTTGTACGGGGTTTGTAGCTTTGGATGTATCATGGTTTCGTCCTCCTTAGTACATTGTTACGCCCTTCAGCCTGATCAGGCCGTCTGTTCCAAGTTCTACTCTGAACTCCTTAGGGTTCAGGCTCAGTTTCAGTTCTGCGTAGTAAGCCATTGCGGCTGTTACGTTTCCGAAGTACACGAATTCGGTTTCTCCGGTGGTTCTGTTGATGATCTTTACGGTTTTCATAGTCCTGTGGTTTTAATTGTTGTTTATGGTTACGGACACCCTCTGTCCGGTTATCTGCACTGTTCTTTGGCGGTCATTTCGCTCATCTCTGTAGTTTTTAAGTTATGCTTCGTAAAAAATCTCAATCTCGTTATCTATCTCAGCGTCCGTCGGGTTGCCCTGCGGGTACATCCTCATTGTGTTGCGGTAAATTGCCTTCCAGTCCGTCCCGGTCATCTCAAGGTAGTTGGCCTCGGCCATCCTATCCTGTATCCGGGCGGTCAGGGCTTCGTCGTAGTTGGCTTCCTTGTAGCTGATTAGCCTTAGCTTGCCTTCCGTTGTTTTGATTACTTTCATCGTCGTGGTTTTTTGTGGTTTTTTCATCTTCATAGTAAAGATAATACATTCAGTTAACATTTGCAAATAAAATAGGCCTTATTTGCGGTCAGGGGTGTAATTTAGATGAATTCTAAATAGCGAACCGTTATTATGATTGCGGTGATCCGGCGCTGTGGTTTAAATTATGCGTCTGTTTTTCTTGTCTCTAAGCGTTTCCCAAGTAGGATCATTGCCCTCAGGGTCTTCCATGTGCTTTAATATAAAGTCACTTATTTTATCTGAGGTTCGATCCCACTCATAAGCATCAAATATCTCCCTTGCAAGCTCTAACACCCCTGTCGGGCTGAGGTAGTCCCTTATGGCAATACCTTTATCATGTATTCCTATTGGGGTTCTCAGGCCTCCGTCTATATCGTCAAGCTCCCAATCAGGCGTTACGACTGATATATTATACTTAAAGTGCGGGGCAAAAAAAAGATTTTGTTAATTGAAAACGTTTATATTTGTACAAAACATAACTGATGGTAGAAAAGCTTCAGATCGAATGGGTTAAAATCTCAACGTTAGAGGTTAACTCAGGCCAAATCGAAGGGGTTCCAACTAATCCAAGGTTTATCAAGGACTCAGGGTTTCGGGCTTTAGTGCAAAGCATAAGTGAAGACCCTGATTTCATGTCAGCCAACCCTCTCAAGGTTTATAAGAACGTAGTCATCGGGGGCAATATGCGCCTCAGAGCTTGCCGTGAGCTTAAGTGGAAGGAGATACCAATAGTCCGGTTTCCGGATGATACGCCTCCCGATATTCTTAAGGCAAGGGCTATAAAAGACAACCACCATTACGGAGAAGACGATTGGGATGCTCTCGCTAATGAGTGGGATGACGTTCCTCTTAATGAATGGGGGGTATTCAAAGATCATGTAACTTTCAATCCAAACCTCAGTCCGGAAACGGCTCAGGGGCAGGTTACTGAGGCTGACATTAACCACGCCCAAACGGAACTTAGCAATCAATTCGTTTCCTCAGAGCCGCAGATGTTTGAGATTATCTGTCCTAAGTGTGGTAATGAATTCAATGTCAAAGTTCCCTCGAAATGAACAAGAAACAAGTAGCGGCATTTTTAGAGGGCGAAGAATGGACTTTTGCAAAGACCATGCCGACAACTCCGCATTGGTACATAATAAAGCAAAAGTGTTCCGACCCTGATAAGTTCGTTGAGGCAGCTGAATATTTACAGGCCAACGGAGTGCCGCATAGGTTCTTCAAGAAGGTTTATCTGTACTCATTTTTCGGCAAGTACAAATATTGGACTAATGGATATCCCATTGATCAAACGGATGTTATTAACCGTGCCGAGATATGATATACAGTATTGAATATTGCCACGTTTATACCTCCTCAGGCGTTGATGAACTTGCGGAGAATTCAATATCTGCACTCCGTGATGTGCTTAAGGACGTGAAAGATACTCCTTATGAGTTAGCGGTGATGGTTGATGACTATTCGCCCAAGGATAAGACGGACTTTGATTATAAGGCCTTCATAGACTACCTTAATGTTCATAAGGTTGTTCCTTCCTTGTTCATAAAGGAGAGTGATCTGCTTGGAATAAACAGAAAAATACTTGACCGGCTTCCTAATGGTAAGCTACGGCAATCCTATGTCAATTACATTTTAACAAAAGAACAGCATCCTTGCTCTCTCTTTGTGGCTTCTTGGTATATGCTAAGGTTAGGGTTGGTGACGGCATCTAATGGTGATCCTGATAGTGTTAAGATGGTTCAGCCGGCAGACCGATTAATAAATATTCTTCCCGCATATTTCATTGATGCCGAAAACAGGGCGGCAAAGATATTACGGGCTTTAGGCGTTCCTTATTCAACCACCATAATGAACATCTATCTTGAAAACAAAAGCTGATATTTGGAACAGGTTTTCACCTGATAGGTATGTTAAGCAGAACTATGCGAACATGAAAGTTCAGGATGTGTTAATCCTGTATCGCATTTTTACCCGTCACCAAAACAGAACGGGCGGGGTTATAATGGAGGTTGGGGGTGCGGTTAACCTTTATCCGGTTTTAGCAATGCTGCCGTTTTATGATCGGGTCATTATAACTGACATCACGGATGCAAACCTCCATTACTTGTCATCTCAGATATCAAAGCTTGATAAGGTATGGATGCAGTACATTGACGTGATCAGGACGTTTGACTTATCGTTACAGGGATATGATTTTCAGGCCGAGCTAAAAAAGAAGGTTCATTATCAGCGGGTGTCAGTATTCGATCTGCAGACTGATATTGTCAATCATATCAGCATGAACTTTTTGGCTGAAAGCATAACCGATAAATACACTACCTTTTATGATGCTTGCCAATGCGTTAAGAAGGCCGTCCGGAAGGGAGGGCAAATAACAGCAACATTCATGTCGGGGTCAACCGGATATAAGGTAAACGGACACCGGTTTCCGGCGGTTAATATCTCAACGGAACACGTTATAGATGCCTTTGCCGACATGAAGGAGGCGTTTGCTGTTAATATTCCTATGGTTGGCAACCCCGTCCGGAAGGGGTATTCAGGTATCATTTATTACCAAGGGAAAAGATGATAGCCGCCATTTATACTATCCCCAAAAGGTTTGAGCTTATGAGGGCGTTAAAGGACAAGATTAAGCCCTCCGTTGATGAGGTACGAATTTTCATGGATGGGGATTACAGGGGGAATTGGTGGAACCATCAGCGAACACTCTCTGAAATGTTACCCTTAGCGAAAAAGGATGAGCCGGTATTGATAATGACGGATGACGTTACTACCGTTCCTGATTGGAGGGAGAGATGGGAAAAAATACATGAGGCGGCAGGCTCAGAGATTTATTGTTTATTCACCCGCAAGAGGCACTTGTTTAAAGAGGAAAATCTTAAACGTGGATTTGTTACAGGGGTGCACCTAAGGGGGTTTTATGATCAGGCCACAATTTACATTAACCGGCCGTCGCTTATCAATGACGTAATCAAATGGTTCAATGAAACGGGGAAACAGACAAAGCCGTTTCTCCCACCGCTTGAGAAAAGAGGCAATCACCTTGACGTTGTGATCCAAGAATATCTTGTGGCTCATAACATAGAATGGACGGTGACAGTTCCTACTCTCTTTGATCATTTACAGGTCGGGTCTTCCCTCGGACATGATATCGGAGGATCACCGCTTTATATAGGAAACCATGAGGATTTATCTTAAGGAAAACGTTTGGGATGCGGCACTTAATCGCATAAGGTATCTCTATGATGAGTTTCCTAAGGTTATCTGTCAATTCTCCGGCGGGAAGGACAGCACGGTATGTTTACATTTATGCCTTAAGGTTGCCAAGGAGAAAAACCGGCTACCGCTTACAGTATTTTTCATTGATCAGGAGGCCGAATGGGATGCAACCATTGACTATGTGCGGGAGGTTATGGCTATGCCCGATGTTGACCCCGTATGGTTGCAGATGCCGATAAGAATATCAAACACAACATCACCAACAGAGAGGTGGCTGTGGTGTTGGGAAGAAGGGGCAAAGTGGCTCAGGGAAAAAGAACCGAACAGTATCAAAGAGAACGTTTACGGAACGGTGACTTTCAGGGAGGTTTTTGCGGCCTATGCCCGTTATCACTATCCTCATACTCCTGTTGCAATGATAGGCGGCGTAAGGGTCGAAGAGTCGCCGGCAAGGGCTATCGGTTTAACTCATTTTGCTACCTATAAGCATATCACTTGGGGGGTAGGGGCAAGCAGGAAGCTTAAGCACTTCGGCTTTTACCCTCTTTATGATTGGACGTACATGGATATTTGGAAGGCCATACATGATAACCATTGGTCTTACTGCAAAATGTATGACTACTACTATATGTACGGGATACCGGTTCAGCATATGAGGGTCTCAAACGTACATCACGAAACGGCGGTCAGGAGCTTATATTTCATGCAGGAGATTGAGCCTGATAATTGGAACAGGCTTACTCAGAGGCTTAAGGGAGTGAACACGGCTAAGCATGGTCAGAATGATCTTTTTGCTGCGCCTCGTACTCTGCCGGCAATGTTTAAGGATTGGAAGGAGTACGCTAATTATCTATTGGAGAACCTAATTTCAGAACCGGAGATTAAAGAGATATTTCAGAGAGAATTTAAGGCCTTTGAGAGCCGGTATAACTATGGCAATGATTTGGTTCTGCGAGACATGTACCGTCAGCTTGCGGCGGCGGTCATTGCCGATGACTACCACATGACAAAGATTAAGTCGTGGCAGACACGGGCGGATACCGCACAATGGCGTAAGTGGAAGACTACGGGGGTGCGGCATAATAACTTTTCAAATAAGTACATTGACTATGAACTTAGTAAAGGAAATCAGGGAAGCGTTCAGCAACAGCACGGACAAGATCAAATTAGCGAACACGCTGAGGAAAGTGATCTTTGAGGAAAGCCCTGTTAATTCTCAGCCGGTTGATTACGTCCGGTGGGTCCCAATAGAAATGGTGCGGGCAAACGACTATAACCCTAATAGCGTTGCGAGGATTGAGATGCAACTGCTTTATACGTCAATATCCCATGATGGGTACACTCAGCCTATTGTTACCGTTTGGGATGACGTGAATGAAAAGTATATTATCGTTGATGGTTTTCACCGGTACTTTGTAGCTAAAAGCAATAAGGATATTCTTGATCGCAATAACGGAATGCTCCCGATAGTTGTTATTGATAAGAGTATAAATGAACGCATGGCCTCAACCGTCAGGCACAACAGGGCGAGGGGAAAACACTTAATGACCGGCATGAGCAGTATGGTCTTTGAGATGTTGGAAAACGGATGGAAGGATGAGGACATTTGTAATGAGTTAGGAATGGAGCCTGAGGAACTGATAAAGCTTAAGCATATCACCGGTTTCTCGAAACTGTTCAGTAACGTGGAATATCGAAAAGCATGGGAGACAAACCAACAGGTTAAATTGAGATTGGAACATGAGCGAAAAGAGGCAAAAGAGAGAGAACAAGACGGGGAGGCCGGAGGTCGTTTTTACTGATGACCAATGGAAAAAGATCAATGCCTTCCTGACCGCAAGGGCTGATGGGGCTACTATTGCAAGATATTTCGGCATACACCCCGATACCCTGTACGCAAAGGTGGTTGACAAGTATGGTGAGACTTATGATATTACAACTTTTTCTGCCTATGCAGCACTAAAAAGAGAGGAGGGCAATGAGTTACTCCGGCGAACACAGTTTGATATAGCTATGGGCGGTAACGTCACGATGCTTATATGGCTTGGGAAGCAGTACCTTGGACAACGGGATACGAGCAGTATTACTCATGGCGGCAGTATTAAAACATCACCGTTCATGCAGTTACTTATGGAGGCTACGGCTGAAATGGAGAAGGCGCAAGACATTAACAAAGAGGATGTTTCAACAGGCGTTCAACAGAATTCAACAGGTGTTGAATAGGTGTTCAACAATAAATAAATAAATAAATAAATAAATAAATAAATAAATAAATAAATAAATAAATAAATAAATAAAAGAATAAAGTAAATAATTACACTATAATAAACTTATTAGTGAATGACTGATTTAACGGAGTTGGAAACTATGCAAATTGTTCAGCCGGCACATAGATTGTTTTATGCTTGGGTAAACGATTGGAATAAGTTTGCGGCTGACGTTATGCAAGTCAGTCTTGACCCTCAGCAACAGGAGATACTTTATGCCGTGCAGACACAAAGCAGAGTAGCCGTTGCTTCCGGAACGGCGAGGGGGAAGGATTACGTTGCGGCGGTGGCGGCTCTTTGCTTTATGTATCTCACTCCGAGGTTTAATGATAAAAATGAGCTGATTGCCAACACTAAGGTTGCGCTTACCGCACCCACAGGCCGGCAGGTAGCAAACATTATGTATCCTGAGATTGTGAGGCTTTACAACAAGGCCGGTTGCTTTCCGGGTCGGCTTGTGGCATTTGATATCCGGACTGAATATGATGAGTGGTTCTTAACCGGCTTTAAGGCAGACGAACACCGTCACGAAGCATGGTCAGGGTTTCATGCAGTAAACACAATGTTCGTTGTTACTGAGGCCTCCGGTATAGATGACGGTACGTTCTCCGCTATTGAGGGTAACTTACAGGCCAACTCTAAGCTTTTGATAGTGTTCAACCCTAACCGAATGATCGGATATGCGGCAAAGGCTATGTTTTCGCCACGTTTCAAATCGTTCCGGCTTGATGACCTTAACGCTCCCAATGTATTACAGAAACGTCAGGTTTATGCCGGTCAGGTTGATTATGAGTGGGTAAAAGATAAGGTTGAGGCTTGGTGTACTCCTATCCGGCAGGAAGACTTTAGCGAGGAGAAAGGCGATTTTAAATGGGAGGGCGGTTTATACCGGCCTAACGATACCTTCAGGGTAAAAGTAAGGGGGATGTTTCCCGAGGTATCTGAAGATGCCCTTATCCCGTACTTGTGGATAGAGATGGCGAACAAGCGTTGGGAGGCACAGAAGAACGAGAACCGTACGGGTTACCGGAAGATAGGGGTTGACATTGCCGGCATGGGGCGGGATAGCACCGTGTTTGTGCATAGGTTTGATGACTTCGTGACACAGATTGATATGTTTCAGTCAGGCGGGGAAGCAGACCACATGAAAAGCGCAGGGCGGCTCATGCAATATTCAAAGGGGAAAGTTGAATATTTGATTGATACTATCGGAGAGGGGGCGGGGGTATATTCACGACTGATAGAGTTAGGGATGTTGACAAAGGCTTTCTCATGTAAGGCCTCTCATTCGGCGAAGGGGCTTACAGACTTAACCGGAGAGTATTCATTCGCAAACATGAGGGCTTATATGTTTTGGGCGTTAAGAGATTGGCTGAACCCGCAATTCAATTCTAAGGCTTGTCTGCCTCCTAATCAGTTATTAACGCAGGAGCTTATTGAAATACAATATCAAGTACAGAGTAACGGCAGTATTATCATTGAGGCGAAGGAGAAAATTAAGGAACGGTTGGGGCGGTCACCGGACATATCAGATGCCTTAGCTAATACTTTCTTTCCGGTGAAACGACAAAAGGGCTTACCAATATCACAAATATCAGGAATGTTACCGTAAATTTACAGCTATGGACATAAAAAAGCTTTTGCAAAAACAAGACATTGAGCAGATTAAAAAACTGCTTACCGACAGCCGTCCGTCTTTTGAGGTTCAGAGAGAGGACGCAATGAAGCAGTACAAGGTTGATGATCACGACATCAATGATGCAAGCATCCGAAAGGACAAACAGATCACGAAGGACACCGGCACTTTTGATGCAGAAGGTAACCCCGTTACTCAAACCTCAACGGTTGCGGTAGCCCGTGTGGCTATCCCGTTTCAAAAGCTGATTGTTGAAAGACGGATAGGGTTCATGCTGTCAATACCGGTAGAGCTTGAGCTTAAGAACGAGAATGTGGCGGGAGATAAGGGTAACGACTTGGTGTCTATGATTGATGACATTCAAGATCGTAACAAAATGGAGTATAAGAACAAAGAGATAGCTCGACGGCTGATGAGTGAAATGGAGGTGGCAGAGGCGTGGTATGTGGTCGAAAACAAACTGAAGGAACCTAAGTACGACCTTCGGGTTTCAATATTCTCTCCTGAGCAGGGCGACACATTATACCCGCTATTTGATGGTACTGGCGACATGATTGCCTTTGGCCGGGAGTATAAAACCAAGTCGGGCGACAAAAGTATCGAGCATCTCGACGTTTCGACAGCTGAGGCGGAATACAGGTTTGTGAAGGGAGACACAGGTTGGGCGCTTGATAAAGAGCAGACTCCGAACCCAATTCCGAACCAGTTCCAGAAGATAATGATAGTGTACTATCAGCAACCGTATCCGGAGTGGAATGACGTTCAGAGTATGATTGACCGGCTTGAAACCATCATATCAAACCATGCTGATATGAATGACTATTACGGCTCTCCCATGCTTAAGGTCTCAGGAGAGGTACAGGGGTATGCCTCAAAGGGGGAGCAGGGGAAAATCATTCAGCTAACAGAAGGATCGGAAGCTGATTATCTTGCTCTCGCTTCAGAGCCAAGCAGCATCAAAATGGAGCTTGAGAACCTGCAGAACTTTATCTATGCCATGAGCCAAACGCCGGACATTACTTTTGAAAGATTACAGGGCGTTGGCAACCTCTCAGGGGTGGCGCTTGAATTGATGTTCATGGATGCGCATATGGCCGTGCATGGAAAAGAGGAAATATTCGGGATAGGTCTTCAGCGCCGGGTGAATATTTTGAAAAACGCAATAGGGAAACTAATTGACACATCTTTTGCTGACGTATCGGAGAAGGCTTTGATAGTGCCAAAACTCACCCCTTACATTCCGGCGGCATTCTCTGAACTTCTGCAGAACCTTCAGCTTTCAATAGATGCGGGAATTATGAGTAAGGAAACGGCCATCAAGCTCAACCCTTACGTCAAAGACCCGGAGAGTGAGATTGACCTAATAGAAGGAGAGGAAAATATGGGGGCTATCGACCTATACCAAAAAGCTGGCATTACCGCACCTTCGGGCGACGACTTTAGCACTAAAATCAAAACTAAATAATGAAAATCTTATTTCTGTCACCAAGTAAAACCGATAGTTGCTCATTCTACCGGGCTGGCGGAGTTGCGCCGGGGCTTGAGCGAATGATGAATGGCACAACCATAAGTGTCCTGCAATGGGACCAGATAATTATTAGTTGGCAGACCATTTTGAATTATGACCTTATAATGCTTCAGCGTCCATTTCTTCCTGAGCATCTACAGGTCTGCGAATACGTCAAAAACGCCGGAGTCCCATTGTGGCTCGATTATGACGACAACCTTCTGGCCGTTCCGCCGGAGAACCCAAGGCATGAGCTTTACAACGCTCAGGTACGGGAGTATATCAAGAAGATGCTGACGCTGGCCGACGTGGTATCCGTACCGACAGAGGAGTTAAAGCGGGAATTCTCGGCTCACAATCAAAATGTGACGGTCATCCCTAACGCCTTCAATGACTACATCTTCAAGAACTCCCGGAACAGGCTATTGTCACCGCAGCGTTCTCCGACCATCCTGTGGCGTGGGTCTGATACTCACATCTTTGACTTAATGACCGTCATAGACGAGGTTAGTGCGCTGGCCGCTGAGTACAAGCAATGGCAGTTTATGTTCATGGGGTTCTTCCCTTGGTTCATAAAGCAGAACGAAAACAACAATATCTTCCGGCTGCCGGGTATTGACGTATTGTTCTATTTCAAGAATGGTTACGCAATGCGGCCTTACGCTATGTACACTCCGCTTTCTGACAACCCGTTCAACCGGGCAAAGTCAAACATTGCGTGGATTGAGGGCTCATACTTCGGGGCGGTTTCTATTGTCCCGGATTGGGAGGAATGGCAAAAACCGGGAGCGCTTACATTTAAAACCCCGGCGGAGTTCCGTGAGGTTATGACTGTCGTACTCTCCGGGAAGCTTGATACTGCGGCTCATGTCGGCAAGTCATGGGAGTACATTCAGGACTGCCTTATGCTTAGTAAGGTGAATGTGAAAAGGCTCGAACTTATAAACAGGCTGGTATGACCGGGACAACATTAATCAACCTCTGGCGCACGCACGGGCGCTCGAGGTATATCACAGACACAAAGGATAACGCCTTATTGATATACCGGACATGAGCAAACAAGTGAAACTTAGCCGGCCTGATTGGGATTACTCTCAGTACCACCGGGATTCGTGGATGGGATGGAATGTAACGGCGATTATGTGCGAGCGGGATACGGCAGACGTTACCCGCTTAGGCATTGAAAGCCTGCTCCGATTTTACCCTGACCTTCCAATACTGATAATTGACGGAGGCTCGAAAGACGATTCGCTGAGGCATCTCCGGTGGCTGTCTCATTGTCACCCCAATATCCGCATCTGGGAAAGGGGAGGACGTAACGGGCATGGTACTATGCTCAATGAAGGCATAAGGGGCTTCATAAATACCGAGTACATACTATTGCTCGATAATGACATTATAGTGCGCCGAGGGGGCTGGATTGAAGAACTGGTGGAAGCGTTGGCTGAGTCGGATAACACATATGCCATTGGAACTCTTTTGGAGGTGACGGACAAAAACGACGGGTGCGGAGAACCGGACGGAGAAGGCGACATATTGAGGTACACGCATCCTTCATGCTCAATGGTAAAACGCTCGATGTATCTTACGATGGCTCCCTTCGTGGAACACGGCGCTCCCTTGGTTTTCAATATGAAGACTGCTAAACAGCGTGGCTATAACGTAGCGTATTATCCGATTGATAAGTACGTTGCGCACCTGTCTGGGGCGAGTTGGATTGAACCATACAGGCCAGTATGGAAAGACGACATGGGCGTGAACTCGAGGCCGTTCATTACATTTCTGGCCGGGAAGGATACGGATATCAACCCACTTGTTACGCAGGACAACCGGGACTTTGAGATAATACTTACCGGGGAATGGACTAAGGCGAAGGTTCATATTTTCGGACATGGAAGCTATGATGTTACCAATGACCTGTACGCTATTCGCTTCAGGGTTCACGGGGAATACATTTGCAGGCTACGGGTCACGCCGGGAGTTATTAAAGATACACTCGTATCGGAGGTCAAGATGTTACTTGAAAACACCGGGTATCCAGACGAGTTTAAGTATGCGGGAATGCACTTTATCAAAAGAAGTTTATGGCAGCAGAGAGAATGTTTATCGTAGGCTTCATGCACGTTTGCATGATTAACAACTGGCTCGAAATAATTACCGAGCAGCTTGAAATAATGAAAGATAGCGGCCTGTATGACGAGATGCGGGTTTTAAATGTAGGGGCGGTCGGGAATGAAGAAAATCTGAGAACGCTTCAATCATTCGTCAAAAGAAACCGCAAACTGGATATTGCCGTATATTCCGACAATTTGTCTGCATACGAATTCCATACCCTGAGGTTCCTTAAGGACGTGGTTGACCGGGGAACTAACTTTTACGGCTTTTATATTCACACAAAGGGCGTAAGTTATCCGGGGCATCCCGGCGGAAAATACTGGCGGGACTATATGAACCACTACAATCTCCGGGAGTGGCAGGAGTGCGTCAGGCACTTGCATATCGGATATGAAACCTGTGGGGTCAAGTATATCAACAAAAAGTGGCCTGCACATTACTCCGGGAACTTCTTTTGGTTCAAATCGGAGTATGCTAAAACTTTACTCCCGGTTGACAAAATGAACCTGAAGGACAGGTTTAATGCCGAAATGTGGATTTGTTCCGGGAAGGCTATAGCAGCAACACTTTGTCAGGACTTTGTTGACTATAACACTCAGGGCGTTTTTGACCCATATCCGGGAGTCTATCACAGGCCGGAATGCTTATTTAAGTTCTGCCCGACACCTGAGACCTGTAAGAAAAATAACGAATGTCAAAACCCTAACGATTAAAAATATGACAAACTATTGCTTCACGCTTGGCTATAACTTAGTCAGCGAAATAGAGAAAACGACCCGGTTATTGTATCAGTTAAACGATAGCCGGGACTTCAAGCATCTCGTTGTTGACCTCGGGTTTCCCCTCGAGCACGGTGGTATTGTACCGGACAACATAGATGAAGCAAAGGAGCGCAATAGCGAAAAACTCAAAAAGCTGGCTGCGGCTTTCGGTTCTGAGTACGTCAAAATGTCAAATATTGGAGTTAGTCAAAATTGGACTCAGGTTTACGAATACCTGAAACCTTCAGACGATGACATCCTCATAGGTACTGACCCTGACGAGCATCCCCTCAATGTTGGTTGGGTTAAGGCTATCGGGGATGTCATCAGAGAAGGTAACTTCGGGCTTGTTTCACTAATGATGACAAGCCATATTCAGCTTTTGAGTAGTGTGCCAAGAAACGAGCGTTTTTATGGCAACCGCAGGGTGTATCTATTCCCAGCGGGAGCTTTAAACTGGGCGCTGATAGGAGTATCCGGTAAGTTTTTCAACATCATAAAAGAGATGCCATTCCCAACGGAAGCTCCCCGTTATGGATGGATTGAAGGAAGCCTTTACCCGCTATTGGCCAGGCATGGGTTTGGGTGGTGCGTACTGGCCGATTACCAAGTGAGGCATACAGACTTCGAGCTTGGCGACCAAGGCACATCTTCGCTGCTCCGGGAATGGAAAAATCAGATAATCTTTAACATCCACCAGTACGGCCAGTTGTCATTTGACGAGTGGCTTGAAATGAGAAGGGAGGGGCGGATATGATTATCGTAACAGGGGCAGCAGGGTTCATCGGCAGCAATATTGTCCGGGAGTTGATTAAGCATACCGATGAGATTAAGTGCATTGACGACCTGTCTTTTGGCAAGGCAGAGAACCTTCCGGCGGGAGTACACTTGACTGTTGACGACTTTGACCGGGCAATAAAGTCCGGCGGAAATCACAATGATATTCTGGTACATTGCGCCACTTCAAATATCATTTACGCCCAGAAACACCCGGTTGAAACATTCAAGAATAACGCCGAAAAAACAATCGAGCTATTCAAACGCTTCCGGGGCAAAATAATCTACCTCAGTACCTCATCGGTATATGGAAATGCGGATGTGTTACCGATAAGGGAGTCAGCACCTATCCGGGTTTACAACGCCTATGACACCTCGAAGCGCATAGCCGAACTTTACCTTCAGTTGCGTGGAACTTATACTACATTTCGCCTCTCGAATGTGTATGGAGAGTATCAGCAGCCGTCGAACCCGTACTGCGGGGTAATAGGTCGCTTAATAGATTGTGCGCTAAATGGCAAGGTATTTACGATATATGGCGACGGCCTGAGTACACGGGATTACACTTATGTCGGAGATGTTGTTGAGGCTATTACGCTTTCAATCCTCGACGACTCCACTTGGATGGAGATGAACCTTGGCACAGGAAAAGAAACAAGTGTTCTCGACCTCATAGAACTGGTACAGGATATTACCGGAATCGAAATAGCCGTTACCAACCATGAAGGAAGGAGTATTGACGTAATCAAGCGCCGGGTACTTGACACCAAAAAAGCCCATGCATGTTTCGGATGGACTGCAAAGACTGACATGAAAACCGGACTGACAAAAACAATCGAGTGGTTCAAAGATGCCGGACTATTCCAGCATATATCGTAAGCGGTTTCTTGGCAACCAGAAACGACTGCTGAATCAATACCTCAAGGCGTTCAGGGATATGGCCGATAAGGTGGCCAAGCTATCCAAAAACCCAGAGGCACGGTTTCTTAAGGCTTTCACATACACTCAGGCTCCCGCTTTATCGGCGGAGCTTGGCCGTTTAATGAATGACTTTGGTGGCAAGTTGATTGACCTGACAGAGATTGGCATAGGGCAGAGCTGGCGGTTATCCGAGCAAAAAAACAATGCGATATTTTCTGAATATCTCGAGGGATACCGGGGCAAAAAGATAGCAGAACTCAAGGCGCTCCCGGATATTATGAAGCTGGAAATGTATCTGTCCACAACAAAAGGGCGTTTTTCAGATGCAATCTGGCGGACGGTTGACCAGACCCGGAAGGAAATGGAGGTGCAACTCGCCTTCGGAGTTATGCGGGGAGATAGTGCGCAAGTGATAAGCCAAAGGATACGCCAATACCTTAAAAATCCAGATGCTCTATTCCGCCGGGTACGGGATGCAAAGGGCAATCTGGTTGCCAGTAAGGCAATGGCTGCATACCATCCCGGCAGAGGAGTTTACCGCTCGGCATACAAAAACGCTATGAGGGTTGCCCGAACGGAAACTAATATGTCTTACCAACGAGCCGACTCCGAGCGTTGGCGGAATAATCCGGTAGTAATTGGGATAAAAGTTTCGCTTTCTGGTGCGCATCCCGACTATAATTTCGAGGAAATATGTGAGGTACTCGAGGGTGACTATCCAAAGGAGTTCATCTTCGAGGGATGGCATCCACAATGCCTGTGTAATGCGACCCCAATTCTTATGGATAAAGCCATGCTTAGGCGTTATCTCCGGGGAGAAACAGACTTTCTGGGCGAGGTTCAAATCACAAAGTACCCGGATAGGTTCAACCAGTACGTTAAGGATAATTACGGCAAGCTTCAAAAATCGAGCCCTTACTGGTTCGAAGACAATAAGGCCATTATAGACAAAATAGTTCCCGAACCTCCCGCAGTACCCGCCGCAACTCCCGCACCACAGCCGAGAGACTTGCTTCAGGGCGAGTGGTGGAAGAATGAGGACTTAATTAAGTGCTTTACGGACGTTTCTCCGGACTATAAAACGGGATTTTCAACCGGGAACTCCGGAAATGACGACATCCTCTCGAATATTTACAAGCTTCAGGGTTTTGATAAGCTGCCGACTCTCATTGAGGGCAGTAAGTTTCCGCCGGGCGAGGGAACGTTCGGGTTTCGAGGCCTGTATGGGGCACAGGCTCAGGAATACATTAACGACTTCAAGTATGGTAAGCAATTTGCCGGGCGTGGGGTATTTGGGAGTGGAACTTACATTGCAGCGCCGAGGACCGTTAATATATCCCCGGCGTGGGATACGGCACTTAATGGATATGGAGGTGGAGAGACTCGTAATGTTATGAGGATTCGAATAACTCCGGCTATGGAAGCAAGGGCTTTTAATGAAATATCCGATGAGGCGTCAAAATTCCTATGGGATTTCAGTGATGAATTCTTGAAGCTTAAGGATACCGGGATTTATAGCGAGGCGGAATGGAAGCGGTTGTATGACGGCTTCAATAAGATGCTGGGCGACCCCGGAAGGTACGCAGCGCTCAAGGGGATAGATGCATTGTATGAAAATGTAACCCCGGACGTGACTTATTTCATAGTTCATAACCGGGGCAAATTAGAGGTACTGAAAGAACAAATCGGAATGTGATGGAACGGAAAATGGTATCAGCTGAGGATAGCCGGGCAATAGCGGCGGACATGGATAACCCGCCGTTTACTACTCTTACAACATTCGAGCAGATGGAGATTCGTAAAATGTACGGATATGAAATACTAACCTATGTTGATTATCTGTTTGTAAGGGAAAGGTATCTCGAGAGACAGAAAGAAAATTTAGGGTAATGATTGTATTGAATTAATTTTATACATTTGAAACATTTAAAAGCAATGAAAGAAAAAATCTTAACCCACCTCAAGTCAAAACTGACGGGAGTTCAGGAGAGCTTCCTCGTCGGGATTGCCGAAAACTTCAGCAAGACCATTACAGACGAGGCCAGTATCGAAACAACCATTACGCAGCCGGTACTTGACGCAATCAAGTTATCCGCCCAAATGCTTCAAGTTGAAGGTGACCGCCGGGCAACCGAGGCCACTAAGAGTGCCGTTAAAAACTTTATTGACAAGCATGGCCTCGATGAAAACGGGAAGCCTAAAGGCAAGCCGGATAAAACTGAACCCGATGGAGGTGGCGGTGGAAATCCGGACGTTCCTGCATGGTTCAAATCATTCGCAGATAAAATTGACCGTGAACTTCAGGAAAGTAAGCAAAGGTTGACGGCTATTGAGCAGGCGAAAACCCACGAGGTTCTTTCCGGGAAGGTTAAGGCTTCCCTCAAGGAAAAGGGGATTCCCGAATGGTTCTCAAATCCATTGCTCCGTAATCTGACGGTCGAGTCAGAGGACAAAATTGACCAACTGGTTACTCAGATTGAAGCCGACTTTGGCGTTGCCAGACAGGCTTCTGCCGAGCAGGGGGTTGTAATTGCAGTTCCGCCAAAGCCTGAAGGGGCAACCGAGGCCGGGGCGGAAATTGGCAAAAGACTCGCCGAAAAGCGAAACGCTGAGACGGGCGAGAAGGGTAAACTTAAATAAAAACGTAAAATGCAAATTACATCCAATACCTTCGGTGGGCGGAAAGTAATCTGGGATAACATCCTCGATGAAATC